GTCCTTGCCCGTGCGCTCGTCGACCAGGGCAGCCTCGAAGCCGGCATTGCCGGTGACCGTCATCGTGTTGAGTTGGGTATCGCCGGCTACCGATGCCGAGCCATCGAGCTGCGTGTCGCCTGTCGTGTGGACGTTGCCGTTGTTCGTCGTGTTGCCGTTGACGGTGAAGATCGGAGTCGTGATCGTCACCGAGCTCGACGCGTTCACATCCAGCGTCTCGCAGTCGATCTCGACGTCCGGCGCCGAAAGCTTGACCTTCGTGGGCGAGACGATCTCGATGCCGTCGGCGTCGCTGAAGCGGACGTACTGCGACGGCGCGCCGTTGAGCAGGCCGCCGAGGTACATGCCGTCCGCCATATCGAAGCGGCGCCGGCTACCGGGGTTCGCCTGGCCCTTGTTCGCCATGACGCTCGAGATGTCTCGGTCGGCGAAGACCGCGATGCCCAGATCGCCCACCTCCGGGTCGAGGATGATCGCGTTCGCGCCGCCCTGGATGCGCAGGTACGGGCAGTGGTAGATCGTGCCGTGCGCCATCGCGGCCCCCTGCCCGTCCACCAGGTTGACCTGAGGCTGGATGTCCACGAAGCCGACCGGCGACAGGCCGCCGTCGTTCGTGACGCCCGTGACCTTGACGATCGTCGCCGTTGACATGCGGCGCATGAGGCTCTTGACCAGGAACTGCAGCGCCATCCACTCGGAGCGCGCGTCGGAGGGACGGAGCTGGCTGGGTTGCGCGCTCATGACTGTTCCGGGAATGCCGCATTGAAGGAGGTGAACCACGGGCCGCCGGGCGACTCGCTTTCGAGGTCATGCACGATGTTCCAGACCTTCCAGATTCCGTTCGCGCTGGTCAACGGACATGATTCGTCGTTCTGGATCTGCACCTTGCCGCCGATCGCGAGCGAAGGGTTGAATCGTGTCTTGATGTCCAGGCCCACGACCGATGTCGAGTAGTTCGGATACCCCACCAGTCCTGTCGCTGGCGAGATCAGCGGAATCAAACCTCCCCGACTCCCGCTGACCGGCCAGAGAACCAGCGTCTGCGCCTTGTCCTTCCCATCTCCGTCGTCGAGCTGGCAGTGGAACTGCCCCTCCCCCGCCTCGGCAAGCTGTCGCCACTGCGCCACTGGATCGCCCCAGAGGTACGGCGTCTGCAACTTCATCTGCACGCCGAAGTTCTGGAAGTTCCAGCCCGCCGCGGCGGCGATGCTGGACGCGATCGTGGCGACATCCGCAGAGCCCTGGTAGCTGATCGGTTGCGAGCGCTGGACGATGGCGCTGCCGCCGCCCTGCGCGGTCAGCAACAGCGAAGCCTCTGGCGCCTCGTTCATGAACGGGCGCCCGTCCATGATGCAGCCCTGGAACACCAGTGCCATGCCGACCTCATCATCGCCGGCCAGTACCGCGATGATGTTCTTGCGCTGCGCCATGTCGGCGTTGTTCAGCGCAGACAGAGCAGACATCAGGTCTTTCGAGAGTCCGAATATGCGGATCGAAGCTAGCCCGAGGCCTGGCCCCGCGACCTTCTCGATGTGCACGATGACGCGATAGCCCGTGAGCGTGACCGTGTTCGAGCCGTCGTTGCCGAACTGGCCCTGCCCGAGCCGGATCACGAGCTCGATGCGTCGCCGAACGAAGCTCACTGCGCGATCCCTGCCGCTGCGAGATCAGCCGCTTCGAGGTAGAGGAGCAGGAAGCGTGCGCCAAGCCCGGGGCTCGACGGATCGTCCATGCCTTGTGTGTCGACGAACATCAGGTCACCCTCGAAGCCGAGATAGCTGTTGCGCACGATGCGGTTCCGGTTTTCGCAGATCGCACCCGCCAGCACGAGCGCGTCGTCGATGTAGAGGTCGCAGTACAGCCCCGTCGTGAACGTTCTGAGCGTCAGCCTGCAGCTTTGGCCGCCGAGCGCGATCGAGAACGTTTGCGACGGGATGTCAGTGACCGGGACTTGCTGCATGGGACATGGCCACCCGATCGGCGGCGAGCTGGATGTTCACGATGTCCTGCACGGTCTGGGGGACTTCCTTCGACTGCAGCACGCCGAGCGCCGTCGGACTGTTCCGCGGGCCAGGAGCCGCCTTTGTGACCGGCGTGACAGGCTGCCCGGTCAAGTCGCTGGTCGTGAACGCTGTCCCTGTGTTCTGGCGAATCTCCAGGAACCACAGCTCGAGCGTCAGCATCGTCGCGCCGTCACGGTCGGAGTGCCGATGCGATACCTTGACGATGTTCATCGATCGGTACGTCTGCTCCGGCGTGACGATGTCATACAGGTCGAGCGAAGCCGCCCGCGTTTGCAATTCACCCAGCAGCGCCGACCGATCGGCCACCGACCCACCCTTGGTGATCCGAACCCGCACGTCGGACGGCGTGGCGACCTTGTTGTACGAGTAGAACGATCCCGATTGCATCGGGTACTGCGGCACCTTGGACTCGTTGATGTACTCGTAGCCGAGGAACGAATCGCCCATCAAGACCTGGGAGCCGTTCAGGAAGATCCCGAAGACCGGTGCCAACTGACCACGGCTGTCACTCGAGTCCTGGGTTGCGAGCTGCGGGTCGGTCGTCATCACTGCAGGCTCGTGTTGGACTGGTTGGACAGCGAGTGCATCTTCAGGATCTCCTTCGCCACGTCCTTGCCCATGCCCGACATCGTGTCAGCCGTCGTCGCCACATGCACGTCACCGACGTTGATCGACACGTTGCTCCCACCGCCCGAGCGCGCCGGCCCCATGTTGCCGAGGATCGACGCGATGTAGTTGCGGGTCTCGGCAGGAGCGCCGCCGAGGCCGAACTTGTCGAGCGAGCCTGGCCCCCAGTTGTAGGCAGCAAGCGCCATCTGGACGTTGCCGCCGTACTTCGCGAGCAGGTCATGCAGGTAGTGCGCACCGCCGTCGATGCTCTGCGCGGGATCGAATGGATTCGTGACTCCGAGGGAAGCAGACGTGCCCGGGATCAGTTGCATCAGACCCTGCGCGCTTCCATACCGCGTGGCCGGCCCGATGGCGTTCGGGTTGCCGCTCGACTCCTGCTGCATGACGGCGCGGATCAGGTCTGCTGGAACACCCCACTTGGCGGCGGCGCTCTGGATCAGCGGCTCCCATTGCCCTGCGGCCGCAGCGGCAGCGCCGTCCCCAGACCTGTCGTGCGTGACGTAGGGGTCGTGCTTCGCCTGCTCGGCGTAGCTGCGGCCCAGGCCGATGTAGCTGAAGGCGTTGTCGATCTCGGATGCGCCAGGGATCTTGGCATCGATCCATGCGCCGAGGGTGTCATTCGGGTCGAGCGCCGTGAGCGCAGCATCAGCGATGCCGGCCACGCCAACGACCATGCCAAGCCGCGACATGACGCCCAGCAATTTCGTGCTCGCCAGGCCGGCGGCATTGAGGCCACCCGTCAGCGCCCCGACCTTCGCGATGAGCGCTGCGAGGCTGACCGCGTTGAGCGAGACGAAGGTCGCCCCCAGCGTGACGGCAAGCCCGTTGGCGACCGGAAGATGGCCTTCCAGGTACTCGAGGAACGCCGTCGCGCCATTCGCTGCACCGTTCATGGCCGGCGACACCTCGGTGACGATCTGGCGACTCAGCCCCTCGAACGTGGCTTGCAGGCGTCCGTATGCCTCGACGCGCGCTCCCGTCGCCTTCAGGTCTTCTTCGGTGAACTTGTTCAGCCGCGCAGAGTCATCGATCAGCTCGCGGATCGCCGCGCCCTGGCGGATCAGGACACCGATCGCTTCCTCGCCGAAGCCGGCTTGCTGGCCCCAGAACTGGGCGTCCTGCGGGGACATCTTCTTGATGGCTGCTGCCATCAACGCCAGGCGATCCTTGTCGCTCTTGGCGCTGTTGAACGCGCCGATGTCGAAGCCCGCGCGCTGGAAGCCGTAGATGCCATCGAACGTGCCCGTGTTCTTGATCTGCTCGCGGATCTTGGTGATCGTGCGCAGCGTCGCGCCCGCGTCCTCGCCCGAGGCCCCCGCGCGCTTGAATGCAGTCTGCAGGGCGATCACTTCCTGAGTGGTCGCGCCGATGTTTGTCGCCAGCTTGCCGGCCGCCGTGTCGTTCTCGTTCAGATAATGGACGAGCTCCTTGCCGGCTACGGCCTCGACGACGGCGGCGGTGATGCCGAGCACGGCATCGCGAACCTTGAGGTAGCTCTCCTCGAGCTTCTTGTTCGCGGCCTCGGCTTCCTTGCGACGCTTCTCTTCCTCCTTGGCGCGTCGCTTGGCCTCGTCCTCGGTCTTCTTGCCCGCCTTGTCGATCCGGTCTTGCGTCTTCTCGGCGGTGTCGCCGACGCGATCCATCGTCGCCTCGGCCTCGGCCGCGCCCTTCTTGACGCCGCTCGGGTCAAGCCCCAGCGTGATGAGGAACGCCTCGATCAGCTCCATGTCAGGTCTCCGCTGCGGCGTTCACGTGTGCGACGTGCCGGTTGTAGGCGTCGACCTCGATCATCTCGACGAAGTCGTACAGGTCGCGGGTGCCGTAGAACTCGTCCAGGTCTCGCTTCGAGGCGAGCTCTTGCATCACGACTCGGGCGATGAGTCGGGGGACGTTGACGACGTCGATGTACCGGAACTTGCCGCCTCCTTGAACACCTGCGACAAGGCTTGCTTCAATCGGGCGGCGAGCGTGAAAAAACCCGTGTGCAGTTCGAACACCTCTTGCCGGAGCTGCAGCCGTGTGGCGATCTCCTCGATGTCGTCCGCCTGCATGAAGCGACCGGTCGGCATGTTCGGCGGCACGAACGTGACGCATGCCATCATCTCGTCCAGCAGCGGCTTCAGATCGAGCCAGGGCATGCCCAGGCACGCCTTGACTCCCAGCACCGCGAGCGCGGCCATGCCGACGCCCTGGAAGCCGTCCGGAACTTTGGCGCCGCCACGGATCGCAGCGTTGATGGCCCGCAGTGCCCACTCCTCGCCCGCGGTCGCCGACATCTCCGTGATGCGGAAGACCTTGCCCTTGTCGCGGCCCTCGGCCGTGATGATCACGTCTTTGGTGCGGCGCATGATCAGATCGGCGTGGGGATGCAGTCCTGCCAGGTGACGACGAAGTGGCGCGGCTGCGCGGACTTCTTCGCGCCGGAGACAGGCGTGAACGAGGAGATGACGCCGTTGGTCATCGTGTAGCGGACGCCGAGCCCGGGCAGCGTGATCGTGCCGTCCACGCGGAACTTCTCCTTGGCCGTCTTTTCAGCGGTGATGACGGTGTCGAAGATCGCGACCGACGGGCTGTCGGCCTGGAGCGTGAAGGTCTGCACGGTTGCAACCGGCACGAAGGCATACGACAGCTTGCCGTCGATGCCCATGGACACTTCGGCGTTGCTCACGTCGGCCGTGTCGAAGATGTCGTCGGCCGAGAAGCCCTGCAGGACTTGCGGGGTGTCGAAGACGCCTTGGAACGAGAGGGCGATGACCGAGTTGGCGGTGGTCAGAGACATGGTGGGTTCCTCCCGTTACTGGACGGCGATCGAGGCCAGGCTGACGCTCTGGATGGACTGGCCGTCCGAGTACCAGAGGGTCATCGGAGGCGAGCCGCGCACGGCACGCACGCTGGGCGGCGCGTCCTGGATCTGCAGGTAGTAGCCCTGCGTCGAGACGGTCTGCGCGACACCCGCCACGCCAGCCGCGTTGTCGATCTCGGCGATCTGCGAGGCCGAGAGCGTCACGCCCGGGCGGATCGCGCCGAAGTTGAGTGCGTCCTGGATCGGCTGCATGCACGAGGCGTGCAGCAGCGCATACCCGGCAGCGTTGTAGGGGATGCTGCCGATCGTCCGCAGGAACTGCAGGACGGTTGCCTTCAGGTTGGAATTGAGCCAGACCTGGTTCAGCCAGGAGTCGATCCAGTCGAACGCGCCGGAGATGTAGCCAGGGTAGAAGAACTGGTCGGACGCCTTGGCGCCGGCCTCCAGGCCGTAGTAGCTGTAGCCGTTGGCCTCGAGGTTGCTCGCCGTGGTGACGTCGGTCACATCCGGCACGAGGCCCGATTGCGAGAGGTAGGCGAACGCCTTGCGGCCATTGGTGCGGGTGAAGTCCAACGAGGCCGCTGCCCCGCAGACGAACGCCGCCTTCGTGTAGTCGCTGGCATAGACCAGCGCCGTGCCCGTGCTGCCGGACTGCGCGAGCAGATAGCCCATCGAGCTCGTAGCCGGCACGGTCGTCGTCGGCGAGGCATCGGGATCCCAGCAGACGTAGCAGTAGCGGTTGCCGGTGCTGTTGGCCCAGGCGGCGAAG